CTTGGACAAATTCGTTCGCAAAGGCGACTACACCTATAACTTCAGATGCCCTATCTGTGGTGATTCCCAAACAAATAAAAATAAAGCACGTGGATACATCTTTGCACAAAAAGGTGGACTCTTCTACAAGTGCCACAATTGTGCCGTCAGCATTTCGCTAGGCAGTCTAATCAAAGTAGTAGACCCAAACCTTTACAAAGAGTATTGCTTAGAGCGATACAAAGAAGGTGAGACTGGTCGCAAAGCCCACAAAGATCACGGATTCATTTTTAAACCTGTTGTATTTGGCAGTAACAAAACAGACAATCTAAAAGGTGTTTTGACTTCACTCTCTAAACTCAGCGACACACATGAAGCTATTGTATACGCACGTTCACGAAAAATTCCAGAAGCTAAATTAAAGACACTCTATTACGTTGACAGTGTTCAGAAATTGAAAGTCTTTTCTCCTGAGTATGAAGACAAGATTGTAACTGAAGAACCTAGAATCGTATTGCCGTTCTATGATAAAGATGGCGAGTTAGTTGGTTTAACTGCACGTGGTATTCGTGGTGAGAAACAGCGTTATCTTGTGATGAAAATAAAAGATGATTCGCCCATGATTTACAACATGAACGACATAGATATAACACAGACTATTTTTGTGACTGAAGGCCCAATTGACAGTATGTTCTTACCTAATGCAGTTGCAGTTGGTAATTCAAATCTGAAGTATGTACTCAATCACTTACCAAAAGATAAGTTAGTATTGATTTACGACAATGAACCACGTAATAAAGAAATCGTAAGAGAGATTGGTGATGCAATTAATGCTGATGCAAATGTTGTGATCTGGCCCAAATCATTTAAAGAAAAAGATATAAATGATATGATACTAGCTGGAAAAGCACAGGCCGAAATCTTGAATACTATAAATAAATTTACCTTTCGTGGTCCTAAAGCACTACTTGAATACAACATATGGAAGATGAGATGAACATAAAATTAATCAGTTATTCACAACAAGCGATTGAAGCAGACAAACAAGATGAATTCGAATTCGATTTACCCAACCTACAAGACCTTGTCGCATACTGTGCAAGAGTATCTAATCCCTCCAATCAAGCCAATTCCGAGACTTCAGAAAGACTCATCAAATACCTCATCAAACACAAGCATTGGAGTCCTCTTGAAATGGTCTCCGCATGTATTGAAGTTGAGACAACAAGAGATATCGCAAGACAACTCTTGAGGCATAGAAGTTTTTCGTTTCAAGAATTCAGTCAACGATATGCTGATCCCACAGCCGAACTTGATGACGCATTTGTTTTACGTGAAGCGAGAATGCAAGATACAAAGAATCGTCAGAATTCTGTAGAACTTGATATGTCTGATGAAAAGCAAAGACTGTTAGCATATGAATGGGAACGGGCGCAAAAGCGAGTATTGTATGCAGTTAAAAAAGAATATGAATGGGCGATTAAGAATGGTATTGCAAAAGAACAAGCAAGAGCAGTATTGCCAGAAGGACTTACTGTATCAAGATTGTATGTGAATGGAACATTGAGATCATGGATTCACTACATTGATTTGAGAGATGGTAATGGAACACAAAAAGAACACGCAGAGATTGCAAGAGCATGTGCTGAAGTAATTGCAAAAGTATTTCCAATAATTAAAAGTATACGAGAAGGAATTTGAATGACAACTGATATTGTAATCGACTATAGTAGAGATTCGCTATTCGATGAGTTGGGTATTAAAAGATTGAAAGAAAGTTATATGAGGGAAGATGAAACTTCTCCACAAGAAAGATTTGCACATGTCTCAAAAACGTTTGGTTCCAATCCAGAACACGCACAGCGACTATACGAATACAGCAGTAAACATTGGTTGTCTTATTCTACTCCCATTCTTTCTTTTGGTCGCAGTAGTCGTGGGCTCCCTATTTCATGTTTTCTTCCGTATCTACATGACAGCGCAGAAGGGCTTGTCAATTGCCTCGCTGAAGTCAATTGGCTTTCGATGTTGGGCGGTGGTGTCGGCATCGGTGTCGGCATTCGCAGTTCGGATGATAAATCGGTTGGAGTCATGCCCCACCTTCGCACATATGACGCATCATCTCTCGCTTATAGACAAGGTAGGACTCGCCGTGGTTCCTATGCTACTTATCTTGATATTTCTCATCCAGACATTCTTCTATTTCTTGAAATGAGAAAGCCTACAGGCGATCCCAATCTACGCACATTGAACTTACATCATGGAATTAATATTCCAGATTCATTCATGCAGATCGTTGAACAGTGTATGCTAGATAAAGATGCAGATGATTCTTGGGAATTAAGAGACCCACACAGCAATGAAGTTCGTGAAGTTGTTTCTGCTAAAGACTTGTGGCAACGTATACTTGACATTCGTATGCAAACTGGTGAACCATATCTACACTTTATTGACGCAAGCAATCGTGCTATGCCGCAGTTTCAAAAAGACTTAGGGCTAAGTATCAAGCAGAGTAATCTTTGTTCTGAAATTATTTTGCCTACAGATAAAGACAGAACAGCAGTATGTTGTTTGTCTTCAGTTAACTTGGAGTATTATGATGAATGGAAAAATGATTCTTTATTTCTTGCTGATATTGCTGAAATGCTTGACAATGTTCTTCAGTATTTTATTGATAATGCTCCTGCCGCCGTTGAACGTGCAAGGTTCTCTGCCATACGTGAGCGCAGTATTGGCATCGGTGCTTTGGGCTTTCATGCTTATCTACAACGAAATAACGTGCCGTTCGAATCAGCACTTGCAGTCGGAAGAAACAAGCAAATCTTCAAACACATCAGGGATGAATTAAATGTTGCGAATCTTAAATTGGGTAAAGAGCGAGGTGAGGCTCTTGACGCTGTTGGCACTGGTCAACGTTTTAGCCATCTTATGGCTGTTGCTCCAAATGCTTCTTCGTCTATCATCATGGGAAATACTAGCCCTAGCATTGAACCTTATCGTGCTAACGCTTATCGTCAGGACACTCTATCGGGCTCATCATTAGCCAAAAACAAATGGTTAGATAGAGTTATTCAAAAATATCTTTCAGGTGATGAAGATATAGTATCGCAAAATGACTATAATGATATCTGGTCTTCAATCATTGCGAACGATGGTTCTGTACAACACCTAACATGGATGGATGATTGGCAGAAAGATGTATTCAAGACTTCTATGGAGATTGACCAGCGTTGGTTAGTCAATCATGCCGCAGATAGACAAGTGTATATTGACCAAGCACAATCTTTGAATCTATTCTTCCGACCTGATGTGAACATTATGTATTTACATGCAGTACACTTTCAAGCATGGAAGCAAGGACTCAAAACATTGTACTACTGCCGTTCAGAGAAAATTGGTAAAGCAGATAAAGTTTCAAAACGCATTGAACGTGAAGTAATTAAAGAACTAGATATGAAAGCACTTATTGATGGTGATGCATGTCTCGCATGTGAAGGATGAAAATGAAAGTACTTAGATTTACAGCATCATGGTGTCAGCCATGTAAGATGTTAGAAAAAACATTAGAAGACGTTAAGACTCAAATTCCAATTGAAGTTATTGATATCGATGAGAATCAACAAATTGCAATGGACTATGGCATTCGTGGCGTTCCAACTTTAGTGATGCTAGATGGTGACATTGAAGTTAAACGATTCTCTGGTATGAAAATGAAAAATGAATTGACAGATTGGTTGGGTGCCTAAATGGACTTTGGATTTTGGGATATAGTGTTTATAGTCGTACTGACAATATTTTTTCTATACAGAGATTTGAAAAAGAAATTTCATACAAAAGAAAATGAGATAGATAAAGTGTTGGCTGAAGCAGATCAAGTTAAATATAAAAATATGGTAAGAGAAGTTATGTTCTGCAAGAGTGAAATAGTTGAAGGACAAATTTTTGTTTATGAAAGCACCACAAATGCATTCATCACACAACAGCCCAACGTTGAGAGTATGTTTAAATATTTCATAAACAATTACCCAAATAGAAGAATACAATTCGGAGAATAACAAAAAATGAGTGTAACAAAAATAAAAAGCAATTTGATGGATAGCAGAGATGCATTCAAGCCATTCAACTATCCATGGGCATATGATGCATGGCTGAAGCATGAACAAAGTCATTGGTTACACACAGAAGTGCCAATGGCTGAAGATGTAAAAGATTGGAAGAAAAAGTTAACAACAGAAGAAAAGCATTTTCTCACAAACATCTTTCGTTTCTTTACTCAAGGTGACATTGACGTTGCTGGTGGTTATGTAAAAAACTATCTACCATACTTCAAACAACCAGAAGTACGTATGATGTTGCTTGGCTTTGCCGCTAGAGAAGCGTTGCACGTGGCTGCCTATAGTCATCTGATTGAAACATTAGGTCTGCCAGATACAACATACAATGAATTCTTAGCATATCAAGAAATGAAAGACAAGCACGATTATGTGTTGGACCTTTCAAATGCAAATGGGGATTTACAATCGACTGCAACCCACATCGCCGTGTTCAGTGCTTTCACTGAAGGGATGCAGTTGTTCTCTTCTTTCATTATGCTATTAAACTTCCCACGCACAGGTAAGATGAGAGGCATGGGACAAATTGTTACTTGGTCTATCGTAGATGAAACACAACATTGTGAATCTATGATTAAACTATTCAGATCATTCATTCAAGAAAACAATGAGATTTGGAATGACGAACTAAAATCTAAGATATATACTATTGCAGAACGAATGGTTGAACTTGAAGACAAGTTTATCGATTTAGCATTCGGCATCAATGAGATGGAAGGTCTTACTGCTGAAGAAGTTAAGAAGTACATTCGTTACATTGCAGACAGGCGCCTTATCAGTCTTGGACTAAAAGGCATTTTTAAAGTTAAAAGAAATCCATTACCTTGGGTTGAAGAAATGATTAACGCACCAACGCATACTAATTTCTTTGAGAACAGAGCAACCGACTACGCAAAAGGTGCTACAAAAGGTGATTGGGCTGACGTTTGGGGCAAAGCCGCATGATAAATAGATTAGTAATTTCACATCAATCAATAGGAGAAAACAAATGGCTATTCAACTAAAATCAACAAGAGTTCGCCCAAACACTGGAGTTCAATGGATTCCAATGCCAATAGATGAAGATCCTTCGAACATATACTACAATACCACATATATTCAAACAGGAAAAATAACTGATATTTCATATTCGGAGACAGATTTGCAGAGAGTCACTGTTAGAGAATTCAATAGTGTTGAAGATAAAGATGCGTATCTTGCAGAGTTTGCAAATACCTCTTCTCCTTTATATGCAAGAACACAATATAACACTGCTAACGGAATTACACTAACACATGAAGTTATTTAAACAATTATTTTGGGTGTTGTGTATTATTGTTGGCTTTGCATTTCCTTTATGGAATGCACACGCACAAACGGGAAAACAAAAAGCTGGAGTAACATATGACGCTAATATTACTAGGGTTATTGATGGCGATACTGTTGCGTTTGAAGCGGCTTGGTTACCAGACCCACTCAAAAAAGAATTGAGCATTCGTGTTTTTGGTGTTGACACACCCGAAAAAGGACATAGAGCGCAATGTCCAAAAGAAGATGTGATGGGAAAAAAAGCAACTGAATTCACAAAACAAGCAGTCACTTCTGCAAAAAAACGCCAAGTCATTTTAATGGACTGGGACAAGTATGGTGGTCGTGTTCTTGGTGATGTTATCTTAGACGGAAAGAGTTTACGTCAAGGATTAATTGCAAACGGTCTAGCCCGTGAATACTACGGCGAGGCTAAAACTTCTTGGTGTAACTGATAACATGTTAGAAACTATTTGTGATATTATGGTAGACGCTTATAAGCGTAATTGGATAACTAGTCGTGATGGTAATGTAAGTATTCGTCACCATGATCGTGACCATTTTTACATTACGCCTAGTGGTGTGCGTAAGCAGACGATGCAACCAGATCAGTTTAAGAAGATTGGAATTGAACAAGGCTACTATGACCAACCTCCTAGACCATACTATTCTTGGAAAGAACTAGCATATACAGACATTAGCAAGAATCTTAAACCAAGCGGTGAACTGCCTTTGCATTTTGGTTTACAAAAAATGATGGGTCAACACAAAGATGATGTGCGAGTAGTAGTACACCTACATCCAACTTACTGCGTAGCGGCTATGCATCGTGGCATTGAGTTAAGTAGTCTCGCAAATGATTTTCCAGAACTAAGTCGCTACACCAAAGTAGCACCTAACGTAGGTGATGTTGCACCTATCAGTCAACAACTTGCAGATGAGTGTCACAAGAACTTACAGTTAGATGATGAAGGCAATATCGCATATGACATTATAGGCATCAAAGGTCATGGTGTGGTTGCTATAGACACCAGCCCATGGAAGGCTTTTGAACACATTGAACGATTAGAACACATTTGTCAAATCGTATTAACATCAGGAAAATATTAAAATGTTAGAATGTTTAATATTAGGTGATAGTTTAGCAGTTGGACTAGGACAGATTCGAACTGAATGTGCTACCTATGCCAAGAGTGGTATTAACAGTTATGATTATGTTAATCGTCATATACTACACACAGGAGGTAACACTTCGGCTAAGACTGCGATCATTAGCCTAGGATCAAACGATCTTAAAAATATTAATACATACTATGAACTAGACACGCTTAGACAATTAGTCAAGGCAGATCGAGTATATTGGATTCTGCCTAATATTAAAGAAACTAAACGCCGAGCAGTAGGACTAGTAGCTGAAAAGTACAAAGATAATGTAATTGATACTCGTAATCATAACGTTAGTCCTGACAAAGTACATCCTACATACAAAGGTTACAAATCAATTGCGGAGAGTACAAAATGAGTTTTTTAGTTGCAAACACACCAAGAGTTAGATGCTATATAAGAAAAGAATTTCTTTATAATTTCGAAAAAGGCTTTGGTGAATACGTACCTTGTATTTGGGTATCAATCAAATCGATGAGCCGTAGAGCATTCTTCATTGAATCATATTTGCCTGAGTATGGAGCATTGTACGATAAACTTCCATTAGAAGCATATGTAAGTAGAAATCACGATTTGGATAGAGATACTTTTTTGCCTCTAGACCATTTACAGATATGGGATTGTTTATCGTATGATCTTGCTGTGATACAAAAATCATTTCTAATGAATTTGAGTGGCAAATTTTATGCTAAGAATAAAGAATGGTATCCTGGTAACTACATGTTTACTGTTGACAATTGTGCATCAGATGAATATCTAGATATGGGCGATAGCGAAAATCCAGAAGACCATAAATCATATAATTTCTTAGAACTCGACAATGGTCAATATGCAGCCCAGCCAAATAATCGTTGCATATGGTTTGACGCCGCAAGCAATCCAAAGGAGATGCTATTCCCAGACTTTAAAGTCTGCACAAAAAAATACATCGTAGAGCAAAATCCAAAGTGGGCAATTGGTGATGCTGATACAGTAATGTACGAATAAGGAGAAAAAAATGACAACATATAACGTATTTTGCGATTCGTGTGCGGCTGAGTATTCAGTAACACCATTAGCAGGATCAGACACACGCCCAACCCATTGTGCATATTGCGGATCAACAATATCCGAAGAAGCAGTATTGGAGAAAAATGAAGATTGGCCAGAAGAAGATTGGGAAAAATTAATAGAAGACGATGAATGGTCATCGGAAGACGATAGATGATTATAGCGGGAGTAGATTATTCTCTAACATGTCCTGCAATGTGTGTATTTGATGATGAGAATGGTGAGTTTAGTTTCGAAAAGTGTAATTTTTATTTTCTGACACAATCTAGAAAATATGACGTTCAATTTAAAAACATAACAGGTAGATTTTTTGACCATGAAGGAATGACTGATATACTCAGATACGATGGTATTTCAAATTTCTTCATAGACAGATTGTTAGAAACAGATAAAGACTGCCACGTATTCTTAGAAGGATATTCTATGGGATCAAGAGGCAGAGTGTTTAACATTGCAGAGAACGCTGGCATTTTAAAATACAGACTATGGTTGTTTGCCGTAGAGTGTACAGAAATACCACCAACAGTACTTAAAAAATATGCTACTGGTAAGGGTAATGCAAATAAAGAACGAATGCAAGAAGTCTTTGAAGAATTTAATGACATTCGTTTAAAAGACGAACTACATATGACTGAGAAGCAATGGAATCCTTCTTCAGACTTGATAGATGCATATTGGTTATGCAAATATGGAGTTGACAAGTTGACATCCGAAACAAAGTAGAGTATACTCTATAATAATGTAGAAAGCGATAATCATGGAAGAAGAAAGAATTAGTTCGTTGTTTGGTCTAGATGATGACAAAAAACCTAGACAACCAAAAATACTTGGACAATTACACACTCTATATTTGTGTGGTGAATTAAATTCGCCTAACGAATACGTAGACTGGTTTGAGGTTATCAGAAACGCAAATGAAACTGACATAATTAAAATTCATATCAATTCTCCTGGTGGTAATTTATTTACTGCTGTGCAATTGATGCGTGTTATGGCAGAGTCTGAAGCAAACATTATTGCGTCAGTAGAAGGTGCATGTATGTCCGCCGCAACAATGATATTTTTAGCCGCAGATGGCTTTGAGATATCAGAAAACTCCATGTTCATGTTTCACAATTACTCAGGCGGCACTATTGGTAAGGGTGGTGAAATGTACGACAACATCATGTATGAACGCAAGTGGTCAGATAAATTCATGCGAAGTGTCTATTCAGGATTCTTAACAGACATTGAAATCAAATCCATGTTAGAGAATAAAGATATCTGGATGGATCCAGAAGAAGTATTCAAACGGCTAAACAAACGTGGTGAAGATATTGTGAAGGCATCTGCGCCCAAAAAGCCTAGAGCCAAACCTGTGCCAAAGAAAGCACCTGTTAAAAAAGTGAGGAAAAAAAATGAGTGAAAGTGTATTCTTAGTATCGTCTGCGATTCATGCAAAGCATGGCGTGTATGATACTCAAACAAGACTTGAACAAACTATTGAAACCTGCAAGTCTATTAGAAACAAGTGTGATGCAGAAATCATTATACTAGATGGTGGCTATCAAGATATCACAGAACAAGAACGTGATACTTTGTCACCACACATTAATAAGTTTTATAGTTTTGCTGACGCAGAGAATGTTCAACAACTTCAACAAGTTCCAAATCACGATATTGTAAAGAATATGATTGAGATTATCATATTCGGTTCATTCTTTGATAAATCAGTTGAAGATGGATGGCGTGAAAAGTATAAGCGTATCTTTAAGATGAGTGGTCGTTATACGTTGAATGAAGATTTCAACTATGACAAACATATGCAAGCTAAAGACAAAGTTGTCATTCGTGGTCCATTTACAAGCCAATTCAAATCAGAAATTACAGGTGGCATTTCATTGCAATACATGAGTCGCTTGTGGAGTTTTGATGCATTCTTACTTCCATACGTTCGAGACATTTATACTGACATGTTTAACCACATGACGGATAGATTGAACGCAAAAGGTTATATTGACATTGAACATTTATTGTTTCATCATCTTGATCCTGTACTGATTGAGAACATTGGTAAACTTGGTGTAGAAGGAAATATTGCACCGAATGGAGCGAGGGTTTCAGATTGAACTATAAGATTTTTCAGATTTGTTTTGAAGACAGACAGATTCCTTTAGTTGATCCTCTGTTAACACCATTTGATAATACGTCAAATGAGAAGCCAGAGTTGCGTGAGTTTCATTCGTTTAATCGTATCATTGATGAAGGCTTTGCGGATGACTTAGATGCTTGGGGTGTCTTTGGTCCTCGCTGGCAAAACAAGATGCGCTATGAAGCTAATGTGATTAAAGATGCTATTGATAACAATGATGGCTATGATGTTTACATTTTCAATCATGCTAGAGTACAGAATGCATTAACTGCGAACGTGTGGGAACAAGGTGATTATTTTCATCCAGGAATTAAACAAGTTGTTCGTTCCGCATTTATTGCTGGTGGATATGATACGAATGCCCTTGATAATGTGATGACAGACTCTACATGCTATTGCAGTTATTTTGTTGCGTCAAAAGCATTTTGGTTAGAGTACATTGCATTCGTAAAAGATATCAAAGAAAACCTCGAAGCATTGACTGGAGAAGATGCAGAAATTTATCATGGTAGTGCGAACTATAGCAGAGATCCAAATCTGAATATGTTTCCATTTATCGTTGAACGATTATTCTCTACGTTTCTTCAGATGAAAGAATATAAAGTCTATAGTCAGCCATACGATTATAGCGTGTATCAAAATCAGATTAATGATTTCAGCAAAGTGTTAGACGCATTGTATGGCATTAAACGTATGACTGTTGAACGCCAATCACCAGAACTATTTGAACATTGGAACTTGTTACGATTGTATTTTGCAAAGACACATCCTGATTTGTTTAACTTAGATTGACAATATGAATATTGATTTGTTTAGACCAACTATAGAATGGATTAAAGATGATTTTAAGTCTAACAGAATTCGCTTTGCTATTGAGTTGCTTGCTTGGGCTATTAGCATTGGCTGTAGCATTACTATGGCACTCACAGTCCCCACCCCTCCGCTTCTTGCTCTTTATCCTGTCTGGATCTTTGGCTGTGCTTTGTATGCTTGGGCTAGTTGGACTAGGAAATCTTTTGGCATGTTGGCTAACTATATTCTGCTGACAACTATTGATTCAATAGGATTGATAAGGATGCTAACATGAGATTTTGGTTAATCTGGGCAAGAGCAACTAACCACTTGATTGGCAAAACTGATGAAGACAAGCCTGATGTACCGATTCTTACCATGAAAGAGGCGTGGGTTGCATTGACTTTGAGAACGTTTTGGACTATAATACATGTTGTAACGTGCTTATTCATCATTGCAAATACGATTCATCATTGGTAGTAAAGGAACAATAATAATGCAAAATAGTATAATTGGTTTTAGAAATTGTGGCTACATTGGCAGTAAATTTTCAGAGTCTGATTTAGCGCCAATCAAAAACGAAATTAATAATATACAAAATAATTTTGAGTTGTATGAAAGTCAAAAATATAACAATAGTTTAGTTGGAAATATCAAACGAGAATATCAATTGATAGAATCTAAAAAATATATTCAAGAGTTATTAATGCCTCTAATGAATGAATATGACAATCAGTTTGATTATATGAAAAACTTTAACATAACAACTCATGCTGTGCCTTTTGTATTAGAATCATGTTGGGTCAACTTTCAAAAAAAATATGAATTTAATCCTGCACATAATCATTATGGACTATTAAGTTTTGTCATATGGACTAATATTCCATATGAGATGGAAGAAGAGTGTAAATTATCTCCTGGAGTCGAATCTACTTCAAATTTGGCTGGAATGTTTAGTTTTTTATATAATGATAGTATCGGAGGAATAAAAATCCATAACATTCCAGTAGATAAAAGTATGGAAAATAATATAATACTTTTCCCTTCTAATTTTTATCATATGGTATATCCATTTTTTTCTAGTGACGAATATCGAATTAGTGTTTCTGGTAACTTTAAATTAAAAACAGGTTGACTTTCCATGACACTTGAGTTATAATAAATGTATCATTTAAGGAGTACATATGGCAAACAAATCTTGGACAATCAATTTGGAAGAAGACCCAGAAACTGGTGATTTGATTCTTCCCCTAAATAATGCTATACTAGAGCAAACTGGTTGGAAGACTGGTGACAGCATTGATTGGATTGACAATAAAGATGGTAGTTGGACTATGAAGAAAATTGAAACACAATGGGTTCTTGTTGAAACTGTCTCTACATTTCGTGAACGCTACATGATAGAAGTTCCTATTGGCATTGACAGATATGGTAAAGACAAAGCAGACTGGGCACTTGATACAGTCACACTAGAAGAAGCCAAAGAGTTTTCACAAGAGCATTTGGGTGAGACTATTGTGTCGCATCGTGTCGTGACTAAAGAAGAAGCGTTTGCATTGTGTGATAAAGACAATGCATATTGCAAAGCATGGACTGAAGAAATGAAAATGAATTCATTCTTCACGACAATGGCAGATCATATGCGTGATGGAGATTACAGTGACGCTACCTGATGAAAGATATCGTGCGTTACGTTGTGGGCATCAAATGCTTTTAGATTTGTTGAACCCGAAAGTAACACCTAAAGTTCCCAAATACATTCGTCAACGTGCAGGCAGTATTTTGAGACACTATCCAGATTCATATCATTTTACACAGATTGTAGAAAAGATGCCTGAAGATTTTGCAGTCTCTAATCGATTCGTGAGGGTGACAAATGAAAACGAAAACTGAAAATGAAGTTGTACACTTCTTGAAAGAGTTGTTGCATCCAGAAGGTTTTGGATGGGCAGTAACAGATGAAGTTCGTAAAGTATCAAAGCGACTTTTAATTATGATAGAAAGTGAAAGTATTAATGAGCAAGATTCAACAATTCGGCAGACCGTACGAAACGTTTGACCCTAGCAATAAAAAACATCGAAAGATTTTTCACGATGTAATGCGATATAGAACTTGGGGTAGGTCTGAAATTTGTTTTTGGGCAGAAGATGATTCTTCAGGTTCGAACAGTTTGATGGATCAATGCATTAAAGCAATGGGAAGATACTACATAGAAAAAGAATTTGGTGAACTGGTCGATGATGATCCGTTTAACTCTGGAAAAGAAACTCGCAATCGACCTAATCCACATCCATATATTTACACTAGGAAATCGACAATAACATGAAAATCTACATCGGACCTTATAAGAATTGGGTTGGACCATATCAGATTGCCGAAGCACTTTGCTTTTGGGCAAAGCCTGTAAAGGACGAATATGATATGGAAAGCAAACCTAAATGGGTGCATACGTTCGGCACATGGCTCTCCCACGGAACTACAAATGAAGAAATTGTAGACTCAAAGGATGCTCCAGAAACTTGGCTATTGAAACTGTGCCAATGGATTGAGTCTAAGCGTAAGCGTAGGTCTTATATTAAGATTGACAAATACGACACATGGTCAATGGACCACACACTTGCAATGATTGTCTTGCCTATGCTGAAACAATTGCAAGCAACAAAGCATGGTGCGCCTAACGTTGATGATGAAGATGTGCCAGAAGAACTGAAGTCAACTTCAGCGCCAGCAAAAGAAAATGAATGGGATACTGACGGAAATCATTTCAAACGTTGGGATTGGATTATGGATGAAATGATTTTTGCATTCACTTGCAAGAATGATGATTCTTGGGAAGAAGCGTTTCGTTCTGGTGTGCATGACTTGGTTTGGAAGCCTGTCGATAAAGACGGCAATGAAGTTCCCAAGAAAGATGCTAAGTTGTTTCGAATGACAGACGGTCCCAATAACACATACAAATGTGACTATGAAGGCATGAAAGTAGTTGAGACACGAATTCAAAACGGATTTCGTTTGTTCGGTAAGTACTATCAAGGACTTTGGGATTAAACTATGCTAAATACTTCTATAATAATTATAGGAGATTGCAATGGATTTCTTCACAGAAGATGCAGTAAAAGAACTAATTCCGAAAGTTAAAAACTTTGATGAATGGTATAGTAATTTAATTAATATATTGCCCGAATACGACATAGACACACCACATAGAGTTGCCGCATTCATGGCACAATGTGGACATGAGTCTGGTGGATTTACTTTGATGCAAGAGAATTTGAATTACTCTGCCAAAGGTTTAGTTGGTACTTTTAAGAAATACTTTCCTACTGAAGCCCATGCAAAACCATACGAACGCAAACCAGAAATGATTGCAAATCGTGTATATGCTAATCGTATGGGTAATGGAGATGAAGCATCTGGAGAAGGCTGGTACTTTCGTGGTAGAGGCATTATACAAATTACAGGAAAGAACAACTACACTAAATGTTCACAATCATTATTCGAAAGCAATGTGCTAGTTGAGAATCCTGATTTGTTGCTTGAATCTGAATATGCTATTCACTCAGCATGTTGGTTCTGGTCGGCGGCTAGACTGAATGAACTATCAGATAGTGGAGATATAAAGACAATGACGAAACGAATCAATGGTGGATACATTGGTTTAGAAGACAGAATCAACCACTACAATCATGCGATTGAAATTTTAACTTAAAAAGGCGATAATCATGTTCAATAAAATTAAAGAGTTTTTCACAGGTAGCAAACCAGCAGTAGAGGCAACTCAAGAAGTTCCTTTGACTGCGGTAGATGT